AGGGCGTTCGGGTCTCCGGGGACGGGGACGGCGGAGATGTCGAGCAGGTCGGCGCGGGTGACGCGACCCCGGCTGCCGGTCGTGTCGGACGGCTCCATCGCCTGGGTGTCCCAGCCGACGGAGACGCTGTGCAGGAACCCGCCGCGGTACTTCGCCTCGATCGAGCGGGCGAAGTCGTCGGACTGGTCGAACGTGACGTCCGCCATCAGGCGATCGCCCTCGACGAACACGTCGGCGCGACCGATCGGCGGACGGGTGCCGCTGTAGTCGTGCGCCCAGAGGACGACCGGGTTCGCGCGATAGTTGTCGAGGTCCCAGGCGTTGACGCTGATCTCGAGCCCGTCACGCGCGACGCCCTGCGTCGAGGCGACGAAACGAATCGGCGTCCCCGCGTCGGTCGGCGTCTCCGCACGGGAGATGTGGCCACGAATATACGGCACTGTTACTGCCTCCCGTCGTCCCGCTTGCGGCGGGGGACGACCGTGCGGTCGAGACCGAGGTATGTCTCGATCGCCCCTAAACAGATTAGCACAGCCTGTCTAATGCCCATCCACAGGGCGCGCTCGCGGTCATCCACCGGCCTGCATCTCCGCCCAGTCGGTGTCGACGATCGGGACCATCGTGCAGCGGCAGTTGTGTGCGATAATGCCATTGGCCGCATAGAAGTTGCGGGCAGTGTGGAGGTTGTACACCGGGCCATGAAACGACACGATCTCGACGTCGATCACCTTGTTGAGCGTTACCTCTCCGGCGTGTCGGAAAAGACTATCGCCGATGAGCTCGGCGTCAGCCGCCAGGTTGTTCGTCGGAGACTGCTTGAGCGCGGCGTCGATCCTCGAGGCCGTAGTCAGGCGATGCTCGTTCGAATGTCTCGCGCCACTCCGGAAGAGCGTTCGCGACTCGCTGCTGCGGCCCACGATGCCGTTCGCGGCATGGCTCGCAGCGAACGCGATCTCCATGCCCGTGCCATCGCCAAGCAAGCGACTGGTGTGTACATCGGAATCGGCGAGGATGTTCTCGCTGCGTGGCTGCGCGACCGTGGCATTGGCGTCGTTCAACAATACGCCGACGGACGATACAACATTGACATCGTTGTCGGTCCCGTCGCCGTGGAACTGCATCGGGCTACCGTCAACCCGCTGGCTATCGCCCGCAATAAGCGCAAGGCGGAATACCTCCTCGAAAGAGGCTGGGCCGTAGTTTGGGTGTGGCTGCGTCCCGATCGCATGCTCATGCAAACGGTAGCCGACGAGATTATCGCCGTTCTTGATGCGACGAACGGGCACGAATCCGCGTCCAGTAAGCACTGGATGATTCGGGGTGGCGGCGAGCGTTCGCCCATCGTCGAATGTTAGGACGACCATCGGCCCGTCGTACATCCGCATTGTCGCGGCGTGGACATCTTCGGCATAGACCGTCGTGTCTGCCGGGAAGCAGTTTACGACGTTCGCCGCGCTCGGGAAGTCGCCGGGGTACATGCCCTCCTCCCCGTCGACGACGAACGGCTCGTCGATCGCGACCGCCTGGTCGTGCGCGGCGACGTGCGCCTCGCGGGTGCGGTCGTCGATCGCGCTAAGCCACCGCTTCCCGCCGACGGTGCCCGACTGCCGCCAGCCCTCGACCTGCCCGCCGTTGACGGCGGTGCCAACCTCGGTGCGGGCGATCGCCTCGGCGGAGGAGCGGATACGGTCTCCCATCACGGCGTCGACGCGGTCGGCGGCCTTGAGCACGTCCTCGCCCTCGGTGATCGACTCCGCCAGCGACGCCCGGAGCGCGTCCCACGTCGTCTGGTTGACCTGCTCGGCAAAGCGTTGCACCTGCCGCTCCATGAAGCGGACGACGCGCGGGTCGAGCACGTCGAACGACAGCCCGGCACCGACCGCGTCGATGCCGCGCTGTCCCGCTGCGGCGACGATCTCGCGGTAGATCGGACGGAGCACGACGCGGAACTCGCGAACCCACCGGGCGAGGTCGAACGGGTTCCCGGCGGCGTCCTCGATCGTGCGCCCGCTGCGCTCGCTCTTGACGCGGGCGAGCACCGCCTGTCGCTGCCGTCGCATCAGGTCGGCGACCGCGTTGCCGAACTTGCGCTCGTCGTCGGCGATGCTGCGGACGTAGGCGTCGAAGCGGGCGAGGTGCTCGGCGTCGCCGTACTCGCGGACCGGCGTCGGCACGGTGCGCCCGCTCTCCCGTTCGCGCTCGATCTCGGCGAGCTTGCGCTCAGCCCAGGCGCGGCCGGGGTCGCCACCCCACAGGTCCCAGGCGACGCGACCGGGCGACGGGAAGCCGTCCTCGCCGTCGTCGAACCCCTCGGCCTGCTTGTCGACCTCGTGCCGGGCGAAGAACGACACCATGCGCCCGACCGTCTCCGGCGACAGGTTCTCGCGGGCCGCCAGCTGGTTCGCGCGGGCGAGGCCGACGGCGGTGCCGCCCGGTCGCCCGTCTGCCTTCCATGCCAGCGCGCGACGGGCGACGGCGGCCATCTCCTCGGTCGGACGGAGATCGACGTCGGCGACGGCGCGGACGGATCGCGGCGCGGCGGGTGTCGGCTCCGGCGCGGGCGGCGGCGTCGGCTGCTCGGCGACGGGCGGCAGACCGACGCCGGTGTCGATCACCGGCACGAGCGTCGCCTGCGCCCACCACGCTTCGCCCCACGGCAGCGGGTCGAGGCCCTTCGACGTGCGCCATTCGTTCACCGTCAGCGCGCCCGTCGCGATCTGCTCCTTCTCGATCGTCCACTTCGCCGCCTCCGCCTCCTGGAGGACGGCGACACCCGACGCGTCGAACTCGATCACGTCGGCGACGCCGGCGAACAGCGGCAGGAGTTGCTCGGTCAGTTCGGTGGAGATGAACCGCGCCTCGGGCAGGATCGTGTCGGTCCAGATCGCGAGGCGCGCGTCCGCCTGGTTGGCGTAGGTGCGCTCGCCGCCGAGCAGGTCGAGCGGCACGCCATAGGCGCGGCATATCTCCTCGAGGCTCCACTTGAGCGACCCCAGGAACTCGGCGTCCTTCGGCGTCACGCTCAGCGGCTGGAACTTCGCCTCGAACCGGAGCACGCCCCACCGGTGCGCCTTGTCCGCGCCCTTGAACCGACGGGCCATCGCCTGCTCGAGACCGCGCGCCTGCTCCTCGGTGAGGTTCTGCCCGTTCGCCGGTTGCACGACGCCGGCCATCTGCAAGCCGTTGCGGAACATCGCGGCGTTGCTGATCATGGCCGCGCGGGACGTGTCGGCGGCGATCGCGGCGGAGGCGAGCGGCGACAGGCCGTCGAACTCGTCGAGCGGGTTCGGATAGCGCAGCCACACCACCTCGTCGCGCTCGAACCGGATCGGCGGCTGGTCGCTGCCGACCTGGTAGAGGAAGTGCGAGACGTAGTTTTCCTTGTCGGGGACGACGGTCACGCGGTCGGGGCGAGCCCACCACATCTCCATCGGTCGCCCGCGCCGGTTCGTCCCGCGGTCGAGGAAGATGTACGCCGACCCCCACAGGCAGAGCGACAGCTCGGTCATCTCGACGAGCCGCTGGAACGTCCAGAACGGGTTGACCTTCTGCAACAGCTCGACGAGCGGCCCCGCCGTCACTTTGTCGCGGCGACCGTCGGGACCGACGCGGTAGGCGACGATCGGCAGCGACGACAGGAGCGACGCGCGCAACCGGGCGGCGGTGTAGACCGCGTTCGACGTCTGGATGTACTCGCCGTAGTCGACCCGCCGCTCGTCGTCGGCGTAGCCGCCGAGCATGCTCGTGAGCGACTGGTCGGGCACGGCTCCGGGGCCGGTGACGAACGCGCGGGCAACGGTGTCGGCGTATCGGCGGAATCGGCTCACAGGAACAACCTCCCAGCGAGGCCCGGCGCAGACAGGTGCATCACCGCGTAGCGCAGGGCGTCGAGCGCGTGGTCGTGGTCCTTGATCGGCTTGTCCGACTCGCTGCGGGTGCCGTCAGGATACCGGTAGGCTTCGAACTCGCTGACGAGGTTCGTGCAGGTCGGCGACACGGTCAGGCCGTCGGCGAGCGCGGTCGTCACCCGACCGATGCCTTCGGTGATCGCGTGGTCGCCCCTGGTGACGTGATAGCCGAGACGCTGGAGCTCGAGGATATACCCCGCCGCCGACGGGTCGATGACGACGGTCTCGGCGTCGGTGCCGTTGACGGCTTCGCGGATCGCGGCGACGATATCCGCCGACGACAGGTTCCGGCGGTAGACCTCGCGGGAGACGTGCACGCGGCCATCGCCAGCAGCATGCACGGTCAGGATCGCGGTGGGGTTGCGGGTGCCGACGTCGACGGCGACGATCGTCCGCCAGCCGGAGACGTCGACGTCGCCGAGGTTGCGCGCGCGGTCGAAGCCGGGGTAGACGAGGCCGTCGAACGACACGAACTCGGCGTCGATCTCCTGGGCGGCGAACCGGCCAGCGTAGCCGAGCCCGGCGATGTAGCCCTCGGCGTCAATGTACGGGTTGTCGCGGGTGGTCGCGCGGTACAGGACGTGTTGCGGCGTTGGCGCGGCGATCCACTCGTCCCAGACGATGCGCCGACCCTTCGGCGTCGAGGTGACGAAGAGGCTCGGATTCGCGCCGTCGCGGATCGCGCCTTTGAGCGCAGACCAGATCGCGCGGTCGGTGACGTACTCGACCTCGTCGACCCACGCCCAGGCGTAATTCGGACCGCGTACGCGTCCCTCGTTCTCGAGGGTGGCGAACCGAACCTCGGCCTCGATCGGGTCGGTGATCGTGACGACGCCGCGCTGCTGGTGCACCTCGAAGCGGTACCGCTGCGCTCGCAGCCGCTCGAGGAACGCCCGCTTCGCGCCGAACTCGAGCATCGGGAAGTCCGGGGCGGCGATCAGGCCGAGACGGCCCGGATTGAGCGACAGGAGGCGCAGCGCGCGGACGGCCCCGCCGTACGTCTTCCCGCTATTCCGGCCAGCCACGAACGCGACGTAGCGGTGATCGTCGAGGATGAACCGCCGCTGCTGCTCGTAGAACGTCTCGACCCTGGCCTCGGCGAGCGCGACCACTTAGGCGTCGCCCTTGTCGGCTGCGATGACGAGCGGGATCGGTCGGTCGTCAATCGCGCCGACCTTCTGCTCGACCCGCTTCGGCGCGTTGAGCCCGTCGAGCTCGGCGAGATCGGCGAGGGCGCGGGCGACGACCGCGGCGGCCTTCTCGTTCCCCGCCTGCATCTCCGCCCAGTAGGCGGTGACGATCGCCTCGAGGCGTCGCCGGTGCAGGGTGCGGTATTCGTCGGCGGGTTCCTGGATCGTTTCCTGTAGGGCGCGTTGAACGACTTTGTACGCGCCGGACCGGTTCTCGTAGCCCAGGCGTTCGGCGATCTCGTCGTACGAAAGCCCGGCGGTACGCAAGCGCAACGCCTCCGCCTTGACGAAGACGCTGTCCACTTCCTGTTTCCGAGTCTTCGGTTTCCGAGGCGCAGCGGTCATAGGATCCCGTCAGACAACACGAACGAAGGGTATGGTCCCCCTTACTCTAGTCTACTACAGGTATGCAAGTATCGCGGAAACGGCGACGCCCCGACCGGATGGTGTCGGGGCGTCGTCTACAGGTCGCGCAGAACATCGGGGAAGCGCGCCCGTCTGGCGGTATTGTCTGCGCGCTTCTCGTCGGTGTCAAGTCGATGGGGCAGGCAGGTCTCGCCTGGCGTAGACCGGTCCCGGTTTGTCGTTCGACCTGGCTGGAGGTGCGATGGCTAGTCGGACGAGGTGAGTTGAGGTGGGTCGTCGGACGGGCTGCGTGGGGCAGGAGTGTCGTCGCGGCTTGTCCTGTTCGGGCGAGGATCGGCTAGTCGGTTAGGGGCGGAGAGCACTGCATGGGCCGGGCCTGGTT